TGCGATTGAGGTCGGTTTCCGGCCCGATGCCCTGCACACCGCCCTTGGCGGTCTGACCGTACTGGTGGATGTAGCGCGGCAGGGTCGTGTCGTAGTTTGTGCGGGTGTCGGCCAGCCAGCCGATGTAGTCCTTGCACAGGCCCTCGTAGTCGATGTTTGCCGTGGCAAACGACGTAAACGTGTAGACGCCCGGCTGGTAGCCCAGCGCCGCCGCACGCACGCAGAACGCTCGGGCGCAGGCCGTGCGCTGCGCCTTGGTCAGGTTGTCCGCACGGCCATCATGGACGCCGGTCTTGGTTGTGTGCCCCCATTCGCTGTCGAAAAACAAGGGATAGCCTGTCGGGGCCAGGCTGGCGCAGAAGTCCGCCTCGGCGCGGGCCTCGTCCTCGGTGATGGCCTGGCTGAAGAAGTAGAACCCCAGCAGCTTGTTGTTGGCCTTGGCTCCGGTCAGGTTGACGTCGAACTGCTCGTCCTTCATCAGTGCGCCGGTGCCATACCCACGGTAGCCGATGCGCACCAGGGCGCGGTAGGGGACTTTCGTCCAGTTGATGACGCCTTGGTGGTAGGACACGTCGATGACGGTTTCCCCAGTCTCGGTCGGGGCGGCGGCCTCCGCCGTGCCATAAACGCCCACGGCATTGTCGCAGCCTGCGTAGGCGGTGGGGTCAAGCCCCCTGCCGGTCGCCGTGGCACGGACTTCCAGGTGACAGTGGTCGTAGGGACAGTCCCCCAGTGCCGCGTTGCCGGTGCGTCCCATAACAGCCAGCGCGTCACCGCTGCTGACTTTCTGGCCGACCTGCACCAGCAGGGACGAGCAATGGCAGAAGTACAGGAAATTGACGGCGTCGGGCGTCTGATCTGCGTCCAGCTGGACACAAACGTAGTAGCCCCACTCCCAGGTCTTGTTGCTGTGGTCGAGCACAATCCGCGCCCGGACGACCTTGCCTGTGATCTTCTTGCCTTTATAGTAGGGCATACGGATGGTTTTATCGTCCAGCCCTACCAGGTCGATGCCGCCGTGCCAGGTCTTACCGCCGCCGCGCGTCCAGCCGTAACGGCCCCAGCTGTACACGACCTGCACGCGACCGTAGAAAATGCTTGCCAGTCTCATGCCTTGGCCTCCAAAGCGGCGATGCGCTTTTCAAACTCACGGATTTTGCTGCTGACAGGGGTGCGGTAGCTGACAGTCATCTCGCCCTCACCGCTGACGGTGCAGCTGCCGTCCTCCGCGGGGATGGCACGCAGGGGCGTTACGGTCTGCTCCGTTACGGTAGGGGTTGCGGCCTTTACCTTGTACACGAACGTCACCGGCGTGCCCGCGTCGGCCTGGGCTTTCAAGTACTCTTTAAACAGCGCCAGCGTCTTGAAGCCGTGGCGCAGGATGATCCGCGTTTTGCCCGGCTCGGCGGTTGTGTTGGTGCTGACCGTGTGCAGCCCCGCGTCCGCGGACAGCGTGCCCGCCAGCGGGCTGTAATGGCTGCACAGGATGTCCCCCAGGCTGCCGATGGTGCCAGGCACGGTGATATCCGCCGTGTCCCTCGGGTTCGTCCAGGAGATCCAGTTCTCGCTGCCGTCCACTGTCAATTTTACCGCGCCCTGGTGCGTCTCGGTCACGCTGCCGTCTGCCGCCAGCGCCACCATGTCACCGGTGAACAGCGGACCGGTGAGCGGAATCTCCACGGTGCGGGTCTCGCCGCCCTCGGCAGTCAGCGTCAAGGTGCCGCTTTCCCCCAGCCCACTCAACGCACGGATATTATCCGGGCTGGCCTTGCCTTCGCCCGCCTGGCTGGTCTTGCCCTGAACGGTCACTGCCAGGGGGCTGCCCTTACCCGGATAGCACGTGATGGGGTTCCCGGTGAAAGTCTCCATAGTATCGGGGGTATAAAGGGACAGAAAGGTGCTGTCCACGTTAGCGGCGGCATCGAAGGCGGCTTTGACAGCGCTGTCCTTGGCCGCTGCCTCCGATTTTGCAGCGGCGTTGGCGCTGTTCTCGGCAGATTCCTTAGCCTTTTTGGCTTCCTGCAAATTGATCACGGCGTTTGCCAGCAGCTGGCCGAATTCCTCCCGCGTGCCAGTGTAGCCGTGCGCTTTGGCATCGGCGTAAGCGGTAACTGCGCCCAGGTCTTTGGTGTAAGTATCAGACATGGATTTGCACCTCCAGATTCGTGTTGTTTACGATGGAAAACTCGAGAGTATCTTTCAGGTCATCAGTGCAGCCGTACAGCAGATGCCCTGTGTCAGGGTCAATGGTCATCTGCAAGTAGCTGAGGGGGATGCCGGACGATGTGTCTGCCTTGCCGCCGCCGAAAATCAGCGCGGCTTGAATTGCTTTCAAGTCCATTCGGAACCCTCCTTACTGGCCCACAAATTGGCCGGATTCGTTGGCAATGTAGAACTTGTGCTTTGCCTCCGGGTCGGTCACGTACAGAACCGACATGGGTGCGAAGGTGTGAGAATCGCTCATACCGTCCACGTCCTTGCCGCTGGTAGGCAGCACGGCGGGGGTCTTGTCCGCAAGAATTAAGACCTCGTAGGCGCTGCCGCCCTTCCAGGTTGCATCGATCAGCTTCATGGTGTTTCTCCTTCCTTATGCAATTTCAATTGTAATCCATAGCGCATCGTTAAGTCGGAATGTGTCACCGGTTACGGACAAGGTCGTGCCATTGGAAACGCTGACGGTTTGATCAAACGAGTAGTCTCCTCTTGTGTTAGCACCCAAAGATAACAGTGATGTAGACCCGATACTAATGTAGCGTGTGCGGTTTTCGTCACACTTGTAATAATTTCCCCTTATCCGCACTCTTCCAGCTTTTACGAATCTACAGCCCCATGCACTGGCACTCGTCACCCATGTGCCATCGGCGTAAAGCACTTGCTCCAAATCCTGTCTGCCGTCACCACCAGTGGTGCCCGGTCCGACATGCGCACTGGCGTAAATGCACCGTCCCGTGTAGTCCTTGCTTGCCGTAATTCTTCCACCGCCATTGTGGTATCCTTCCGCAATCGTGTAGCTGCCGCCCGGGGCAATGGTCGCAGACGCTGCGCCCCTGTTTACGATGCCACCGGAAAATTTCAGCCCATTCGCGCTGGAGGCGGTCTTTCCCTGCATCAGATCAGATGCGCTTGCATCGCCAAGCAGCGAGCCAGCCGCCCCCAGCCCGCCTTCCGTGTAGCCGTCAGACTTGTACATCCAGAGCTTTCCGCTCTCCATGGTCAGCTTATCCGCAGTCGGCCATCTGCCGTTGTTACGCATGGTACCCTTCTGCAATGTCTTACTTCCCGCATAGAAGGGTACCCCGGCCAGCACTTGTGCAGGCTTGGCGGTGGCCTGTGCCAGCTTGCCGGAGGATAATCCACCGCCGCCGTTAAAATCCAGGCGCTGCCCATCAAAGTTAAACAGCACCCAGCGCCCTGCCACGATGCAGTCGCTGTCCACGGCGTCCGCACCGCAGTAGGCAGGGACGGCCTTGCCATTCACTGACCAGGTATCGCCGCTGTTCCACGCGGCGGGGATTTTGCAGCGCCCCACCGCGCCCGAGCCTGTCAGTTCGTACACCGTGCCCGACTTGACGCAGGCGTACACCTGCACGCAGACATCCGCGCCCAAATCAGCAGGGTCGAGCGTAGAGAATCCCTCCGCCACGCGCTTTTCCAGGTCGTTCATCGTCTCGGCGTCGAATGCGTCGCCGTCCTCCATGATGACGCCCTCGGCGCGGGCCACGTCGTACTCATTGTCATTACCGGTGGGGGTCAGGCGTCGGCGGGCGGGGTGCTCGCTCTGGCGGTTTACCCAGGTCTTTTTCTCAAACATTCAGATCACTCCTATCGCTTGCCCGGCGCAGATTTCGCCGGTATATCGACGTATGCTGTTGCGTCGCCACAGCTCGTGCAGGCTCCACAGCACTTCCTCCATGGCATTGATGCCTGTGTACAGCGTCGTGGGTTCCTCGGGCAGGTCGGATGTGCCCGGCAGCACAAAGTAGGCGTCCCGCACAGCTTGGATGTTTTGCAGGATCCGCTCCATCTCGCTGCGGGTCAGAAAGTCCGTCGCCTCCCAGTGCCGCGTTGCCACTTTCGCCCCCAGCAGTGATGCCATATAGGCGGTGTTACCCTCGATGCGGTTCAGCGTCTCGGCGTTCAGGTAGCATTTGTCCGCGCCCTCGGCCACGTTGGCCGCCGTGCGGTCATAGATGGGAATCTGCCACAACTTAGATCAGGCTCCTTTCCCCGGCGTGTATCTCGTCCCCGGCGTAGGCCGCTGCCGTGCCCGAAAGCCTACGCCCCACGACCTTGGCGTCTGCCACAAAGCCGCCGGTCAGGTCAAATTCCAGCTTGGTCAGCACGCCGCGTACCATCTCGCCGCCGAAGCTCTGCACAATGAGGCGATCAGCCAGCTTTTCATCCCCTGCGATCATGCGGAAGGTCTGCTCGTACCGCTGTGCGTAGTAGTCCAGCACCCGGTTTGCTACCGCGGTGGCCCGGTCGGGGCTGACCAGCGTTGCATCCGTCACGGTCAGTTCGTTGTCCTGGGCATTGGGCGGCAGGTTGGCTGCGGCCCGGCGCAGGATGATCGTGCTGTCCACGTACTTGCGCCCGGTCACGCAGACCTCACCGGCCTTTGACACAGCCAGGGTGCAGCGGTTCACGCCGCGCCCGGCCAGGGTGGCCCCGGTCACGGTCAGGCTGTCGGCCACAGCCGGGGCGCTGAACGTGACCTGGTAGGTGCCCGGCTCCAGCGTGTCCTTGTACAGTTCGCTGGAGGCATCCTCGGCCTGGTAGCGGTGGGCCGTTACGGCCACAGCGGTTATCAGGGGATTCAGCGTGACCTTGCTGCCGTTCTGAAATTTGCGGTCATATGCGATCATACCGCTGGCCCGGGCCGGAGCAGGAGAAATGCGTATCAGGTCGCTGCGGCTGCAATCCACCACCGCGCCCACGGCAAAGGCCAACTGCTGCAAAGCCTCCCGCCGTGTGCCCGCGGCCAGGTATCCCTGCACCCGCTCAGCGGCCAGTTCCGCGTCCAGGGTGTAGCTGTATCCGTCCAGGATGTCCGCTGCCAGCGCCCCGGCAGTGGTGTCATAAACACCGCCGTCGTAAGGTGCGCCGTCCAGCAGGCCCACGGCATCCACGGCGGTAAAGTCCGCCAGCGTGTCGCCGCTGTTTTCCCAGTCGGACAGGTAAAACGTGCCCATGCAGTAGCTCGTGCTGCTGGTGCTGCGTGCCTCGGGGCGCACATCCTCCCAGACGGTCAGCTTCTGCTTGTGCTGCAAAACATCAAAGTAACCCTCGGGGTTCAGGATGGAGAATCGACCCTCTTTGTTGTAGAGCGTCAGCCCCAGCGTGTTGATGCTGATTTCCGCGCTGAGGGGGTCGCATTCCTCCAGCACATGGGCCTTGACGATCTCGTCCCCCGCAAAGTGCAGGTAGACGCCGTAGTCCAGCCCGGCCAGCTTCAGGTAGCGCCCCGGGTGGTTGGTTTCCAAAAACGTCAGCCGGATGCGGCGGTAGCGGTCTACCTTTTTTGCGCAGTAAAAATCTACGGCGTCAGGCGTAAACAGTGCGGAGGCCAGCAGGCCGCCGTCTGCGCCGTACCACTGGATTTTCAGCTTGCTGGCCCAGTCCCCGGTAGGCTCATAAAAGTGCAGCGTCAGGCCGCTGCTGCTGTGCGCCTGGCTGAACTGGATGTCCAGCACAGGCGGGTCGGTAAAGGCCCCGCTCTCGCCGGACTGCACGGCGCTCCACAGCCCCCAGAAGTATGCCTCGGGCACTTCGGGAAAAAATGAGAAGCTCCCATCCATGAGCCATTGGCGGCTTTCCAGCGTGCCGTATTTCACCTGGCTGGGGACAGCCTCCACCAGCAGGTCACGGCGCAGACGGCAGAACGGCTGCGCTGCGTCGCAGGCAGGGCTGCTGTCACCCCGGGCCGTCACGTCGTACAGGCCAAATTCCACGCGCGTGTTGGTGCGCATCTGTCCGCCTCCTTACGTTCTTGCGGGTTCCTTCGCGATAAAGTTCACGGTCAGACCCTTCCAGTAGTTCTTGGCCCCCTTCTTGCGCAGCAGCTCGTCGCCTACGTTGGAGAAGTACGCCTTGAACGTGTAGTCGCCCGCCTCGTCGGGCACCGTGACGGTGTGAAACTCCACCGGCTCCGTCAGCTTGCGCCAGAACCGGGCATATTCGTCCGGCTTGATGCCAGGCCCAAGCTCTAGCTTGTAGTTGAAGTACACGCCGATCAGCTCGCGCTTCAAATCGCCGGACTCCGTGCGCTCGGCGTATTTGTCGAGAAAATCAGCGGTGCGTTTCAGATGCAGCACGTCAATGTCGTAGCCAATGCCATCCACAATGACCATCAGTACACACCTCCGCTCACCAGCCGCGCTCCGCGACGGTTGTTTTCCTTGTCGATGTAGGGGTTCAGCAGCCGCACCAGCTGCGCCAGGTCGCCCGCAAAGCGAATTGTGATATCCTGTCCGCCCTGGGCGGCCAACACCTCCGCCAGCGCCTCCTGGATGGTCTCCAGCGGGGCCTCGACGTTCGTGCCATTGGTCTGGTCGCCCAGCATTGCCAGAAACCTGTGGTTCGGGGGAATGACTGCGCCCCGGGCCAGCGCGGGCACCGGCAGGCTTGCCAGGGGGGCTTCCATGCTTTGCTGCGCGGGAGACCCGCTGGTGACTGCATTCCAGGCGGAGGAGACTTTGTTCGCGATAGCTCCGCCGAGGTCACCCAGGCCGCTGACCAGGTCTTTCACGCCCTGGACGACGTTGCCTACCCGTTCCTTGATTCCATTCAGCACGTCCGCTGCTTTCTTGTGCAGGGAGTCAAAAACCCCGAAGAAGATTTGCTTGATTGCATTCCATGCACCCTCCCAGTCGCCCTTAAAGACGCCGGTCAAAAAGTCGATGATGCCCTTCAGTGCGGTGAGCGCCATGTCGATTTTGTCGCAGATTACCTTGATGATGGTCTTGACGACGGTTCCGATGGCGTTGAAAACGTCCTTGAAAACCGGGCCAAAGGTGGCAAGCAGCCAGCTGATAAGGGGTGCGAGCACTTGGTTCCAAAGCTCCA